ACTTTACAAAATTTTGAGCCAGATGTGCAAGGTGGATATGCAAAGATATTAGGGTTTGAAAAGTTTGATACTAATGCTCTTTCAGGCAGTGGTATTGTTTTAGGTATATCAACTTACAAAAATCAATTTGTAGTTGCAGCAAGAGGAGCAAATGTGCAGTTTTCTAGTGGGTCTGGTTGGACTAATATTGCAACCAATAGAACTAGTGCAGGTAGGTACTCTTTTGTAACATACGATTTTGATGGTACAGAAAACTTGGCTATGGCAGATGGGGTTAATGATGCCGCTATTTGGGATGGCTCTAGCTATGTAACAATAACAGCTTCAGCAGGTGGAACCAAGCCTACTGCTCCTGATATTGTACAAGAGTTTAAAGGACATTTGTTTTTTGGAGGAATGTCCAACTCACCTCACACTGTAAAGTTTAGCGCACCGTTTAATGAAAATGATTTTAGTGCAGCATCTGGTGCAGGAGAAATAGCTTTTGGTAGTGATGTGGTTAGTCTTAAACCGTTTAGAGAAGCTTTAATTATATTTTGTAAAAATGAAATATATAAACTTATTGGCTCTAGTTCAGCAGACTTTCAAATTCAACCTATAACCAGAAACATAGGTTGTTTATCTCACTTTACTATTCAAGAAATAGGTGGTGATCTTATATTTCTTGCTCCTGATGGATTAAGAACAGTAGCAGGAACTGAGCGTATTGATGACATTGAATTAGGCACGATTTCAAAACAAGTTCAACCTAGATTAAATGCTTTATCTTCAAATCAAATATCAAATTTATCATCTCATACTATAAAAAGTAAAAGCCAATATCGTATGTATTTTCCCACTACTTCAGGCACTGAGGCTGATATGACAGGTTTAATTGGAGTGTTAAAAAGAAATGCACAGTCAGGACAGATAGGATGGGAGTATGCAGATATTAAAGGCATTAAGCCAAGTATAGCAGCTTCAGGATTTATATCTAATGTAGAAACAATCTTACATGGCGATTATGATGGTGGATTTGTTTACAAACAAGAGAATGGCCGTGATTTTGATGGAACTGCTATATCTGCCACCTATAGAACTGTAGACTATACTATGGGTGATGTGGGTAGAAGAAAAAATATGCAGAGAGTTATCATAAACTACTTAGGCACAGGAACTGTAAAAGATGTAGATATGAATCTTGAGTATGACTATGGTGACATTCTTTTACCTAGTCCTGCTCTCTACGATTTAAAAGACCCTGCAGGTGCAGCTTTTTATGGTGGTGGTACATACGGTTCATCTGAATACAATGCGTCAGTGTATACGCCTTTATATAGACAATCTGTAGAGGGTTCAGGTTTTGCTGTAGCTTTAAAGTTTACAGATTCAAGTAGTAATCCAACGTATACCCTGAAAGGATTTGGATTAGAATTTACACCGGGAGGTAGAATGTAATGGGTACAGGTTATACAAAAGGTCTTAGCTATTTTGTAGATGGCGAAACTATTGAGGCTTCAGACTTTAAAACTGAATTTGGTTTGGTGGATGCAGCTTTTGAAACTACTGGTCATCAACATGACGGAACAGATGGTGAAGGGGGAGCGATTGAAAAACTTCTCAGTAATACTATCACGTTTGGAACAGGTGCAGATACTGACATAGCGGTTACTTTTAACGCTAATACTAGTGACGGTGTTCTTACTTGGAAAGAAGATGAAGACTACTTTGAGTTTTCAGATGATATACTCATTGCTTCTACAGAAAAAATACAGTTTGGTGATACTGCTAGTTTTATTCAACAAAGTGGTGATGGTGTTCTTCGTGTAGATGGTGAGGCAACAATTGATCTTAATGCCTCAACAGCAGTTACTGTAAGCAATGATCTTAAACTGGACTCTGACTCTGCAGTGCTAGGGTTTGGTGCAGACAATGATATAACTCTTACTCATGCCGCAGATACAGGGCTAACCTGTAATGGCACCATAACTGCTACAGGATTTACCATAGGTTCTGCTGCGATTACAGAAACAGAATTAGAAATACTTGATGGTGCTTCAGTAACGACTGCAGAATTAAATATCATAGATGGAGACACTTCAGCCACTTCTACTACAGTTGCAGATGCTGATAGAGTTGTACTTAATGATAATGGCACTATGGTACAGGTTGCGGTAACAGACCTTGCAGCATATTTTGATGATGAGATTACAGCCATGCCTAATCTTGTTAGCACTGGAGCACTTAACTCTGGTTCTATTACATCTGGGTTTGGCACAATCAATACTGGATCATCTGCTATTACCACTACAGGTTTAATATCTGGTGGCTCTCTTGATATTGACGATGTTGTTATAGATGGCACAACAATTGGTCATACAGATGACACAGATTTAATAACTGTTGCTGACGGAATTGTTACAGTTGCAGGAGAAATATCTGTAACCACTTTAGACATTGGTGGAACTAATGTGACATCAACTGCTGCTGAATTAAATATTGTAGATGGAGGGACATCTGCCACCTCAACCACTGTGGCAGATGCAGACCGTGTAGTCTTAAACGATAACGGTACAATGGTGCAAGTTGCCGTTACTGACTTAGCCGCATATTTTGACGATGAAATAACTGCAATGCCTAATCTTGTATCCACAGGTGCATTGGATACAGGATCAATTACGAGTGGATTTGGAGCTATTGATAACGGTACTTCTGGAATACGAACAAATACTTTTACCGCAGAAACATCTTTTATTCCTAGTGCTGCTGACGGTGCAACTTTGGGAAGTTCTTCTGCTGAATTTAGTGATTTGTTTTTAGCTGATGGTGGGCAAATTTTATTTGGTAACGATCAAGAAATAACTCTTACTCATGTGGCAGATTCAGGGTTGACATTGAAACACGCTGCAACGGCTGATGATAAGTTTCCAACTCTGACTCTTGCAGCAGGGGATACAGACATAGCGGCTGATGACAAACTTGGAGTTATTAATTTTCAAGCTCCAGATGAAGGCACAGGCACAGACGCAATCTTGGTGGCAGCAGGAATCGAAGCCGTTGCTGAAGGTGATTTTGCTGCTGATAGTAATGCAACCAGTTTGGTATTTAAAGTGGGAGCAAGCGAAGCAGCAACGGAAGCTATGCGAATCAAATCAAATGGGCGAGTTGGAATAGGAGTTACGCCTTCTAATGATCTTCACATCAAATCATCAAATCCAGTTATTAGATTTGAAGATGCTGATGGAAGTTCAAGTATTTTTGCCCAAATCTTTAGTGATGCTTCTGGAAAACTTACATTTAGAGCAGACCCCGGTAACGCTGGTGGTTCTACAGGAATGTTCTTTGAAATCGATGGAGCAGAACGAGGAAGATTAATGCCCACTGGAGACTTCACAATTACAGGGGCTATATCAAAAGGAAGCGGAAGTTTTAAAATACCTCATCCGTTGTCTTCAAAATCAAGCACTCACAATCTTGTACATAGTTTTTTAGAAGGTCCAAAAGCTGATCTAATCTACAGAGGTAGAGTAACTTTATCTGCAGGTTCAGCCACAGTAAATATTGATAATGCTGCCGGAATGACGGAGGGAACTTTTGTTCTACTTAATGATGACGTGCAATGTTTTACATCAAATGAGTCAGGTTTTACAATGGTCAAAGGCAATGTTTCAGGTAACGTGTTGACAATCACAGCAGCAGACAATTCATGCACAGATACAATTAGTTGGATGGTGGTGGGCGAACGAAAAGATGCTCATATGCTTGCGACAAGTTGGACAGATGAAAACGGTAAAGTCATCGTTGAACCAGAAATAGAAGAAGACTAATTTATTGAAATTACTTACAAAATCTCTATTTATTAAATAGTCAATGACTGTTAGCTAATAGGAGAAAAGCATGACTGAAGAAAACAATGTAATTAATATTAATGGTACAGATTACGATGAATCTGATCTAAGTGATAAACAAAAATATGCTATTGCACAAATTAAAGATTTGCAAAAAAAGTCTCATAATTTACGTTTTCAATTAGATCAAGTTCAAGCAAGTCTTACTAGTTTTATGAACTCTCTTATTGAAGAGTTGGAAGAAGAAGTAGAGGAAGAATAATGAAAGACCCCTCACAAGTAAAAAATGCAATGGATACTGTTTTTGCTACTAGCGTTGTTTCTACTCCTTTGTGGTTACAGTGGTTAGAAAGCAGTTTACAACTTTTCATGCTTGTGGGGGGTTCTATTTTATTAGCAGTGCGCCTGTGGGCTATGTTTAGAAGCAGGAAAAAACCTGATGAAGAATGAAGTATTAGATATAAAAGATGAACTAATTGATATTCTTGTTAAACAAAGAAATGATGCTCACAATAACATTGCAGAGCTAGAGGCAAAAATACAAATGTTAAATAAAAAAATAGAAAAGCTTGAAGTGAATACTCTTATGGATGATCTCTTCAAGACTAGGGAGAGTGCATAATGGATAGAGGACTGTCACAAAGTTTATTCGCTAAAGTGCCATCAAAAGATGTGTTTAATATTGCAAAAACTGAAGATGGTGCAAAACAATTAGCAGATACTTACTTTGGTGGAGATAAAAACCAATTATTAAATGCTATAGGAGGAAGAGGCTCAGATGATTTTAATGCCTCTGAAGCTTTTACAAAGATAAGTGGATATAATTTTGCAGATACAAAAACTCCAAGTGCTTCCACTGCTCCTGCAGATTCCATTACTCCTGCTACTCCCACCACTCCTGCTGAAGAACCTGCTCCTGTAGAGCCTATAGGACCTCGTAATCCTATAGATTCCTCTGCAAATGTTAGACCTACATTTACTCCTACTGGTGAGGAACTTAAAGCAACACAGTATCAAGATTTCTTGTATCCTAGTTTAGCTGAAGAATCTACTTATACACCTTCAGAGTTTGAAATTGATGCAGGTGATTTTTTTGATGATGTCTCTGTTGCAGAAACAATAGTTCCTGATGTAGCGATTGCTGAAACAGAGGGTTTGCAAGTAACAACTCCTACTCTTACAGAGGCTCCAAAGTATCAGTCTTATGTTGCAGAGGGTACTCCTGAATACGAAGCGGCAAGAGGTATACCTTCAGCAGAATCCTTAATAGGAGATATACAAGGCACAGTATCAGAAGCTTCAGTAGCACAAGCTGCACAAGGAGAACTTGACGAAAGGGCTACTGTTAAATATCAAATGGATCAGTTGTTTAGTTCATTTGAAGAAGGTAAACCTCCTCCTGCATGGGCTGCTCCTGCAGTTCGTAAAGTAGGAGCCATGATGTCTGCTCGTGGTCTTGGTAAAAGTTCTATGGCTGCTGCAGCTATTACTCAAGCTATGATGGAGGCAGGTATACCCATAGCTGCTGCAGATGCAAAATTCTATGCTACAATTCAACTACAAAACTTAAACAATCGTCAAGCTTCAGCTTTGCAAAATGCAATGACATTTGCTGCTATGGATAAACAAAATCTTAACAATCGTATGCAAGCTGCAGTAAATAATTCTCAGATATTTTTAAATACAGATTTGACTAATTTAAAAAATCAACAACAATTAAAGACTATAGATTTACAATTACAGTTTCAAAAGTTGTTTAATGATCAAGCACAAGAAAATGCTTCAAGACAATTTAATGCAAAGTCTCAATCACAAATAGATCAGTTTTTTGCAGAATTAGATGTGCAAGTTCAAAATGCTAATGCTAGTCGTATGGCAGCTATGAATCAATTTAATGCTGATCAAGCAAACGCTACTGATAGATACTTTGCAAAAATAAATGATGCTAGAGAAAGATTTAATATTCAAAATGAAGCTATTATTAATCAATCAAATGTAAGTTGGCGTAGAAATATAAATACTGCAAATACTACTCAACAGAATGAAGCTAATAGATTAAATGCTTTAAACACCTTACAATTACAAAATAATGCATTGAATAGACTTTGGCAACGATATAGAGATGAAGCATCTTGGGCTATTCAAGCAAATGAAAATGATGCACAAAGAGCACACTCTATAGCAATTCTTGCACAACAACAAAATTTTAATGCAGAGCAATACAAAGAAGATAGAGAAAATAAATTATTTAGTTCAATAGGCACAGTAGCTGTAGGTGGAATATTTAATTTATTAGGTAATAATAGAAAAAAGGCAGCAGGAGGGTAATAATTTTACTATGGATTTTTTAAAAGATATTGGCACAGGTTTTTCTGATTTAATTAGTGGTTTTACTTCATTTTTTGGAGAAGATCAAAAAGATTATGTTTCAGTCGATGGTGTTCAAGCTGTAGGTAAAGCAGCTACTAGCCAACAAGCTTATGATGAGGCTGCTGATGCATTTGACGAAGTCGGTGGTGAAAGAGAATCCTCCTTTTTTGATTTTATAGACGAAATTGCAGATAGTAAACTTGGTAAATTTGCACAAGGAGCAGCAGGAGCTTTACTTAAACAACCAGACTCTTCTTCTAGGTCTGTATCGTCCAAAAGATCAATGCCTGTAGCACCACAAACAAGAACAACAGGTCCCAACCCCGGTTTTAATTATGGTAGATTTGTTGCAGAAATTGTTGATCCCGGTTCTGGTGGGAGAGCTAATTCTGCTATGCAGAGTTTAATTCAAGGTGCTTTAGCTAAAGAACAGTTAGCAAGTCGAGTTGCCACACAAATTGTTGATGCCAAAGAAGCAGGTACTAGACTAGAACCAATGAAATTAGATAAAGGTAAGATTGTATTAACAAGAAGATTAGCATAGGAAAATATTATGGTTATGGACCCAAGATTAAATTCAGATGATGGCAAAATAGAAGAAATGCTTTTGGTTGATCCAAATGAATCTGAAGAATTTGAAAAGTTTAATGCACCTCCTCCCGGTCATTCTCTTACAGATGAGCCGGGTAAATGGCCTTGGGAGAACCCTCCTCAATTTACTGATCCAAAAGAAGCTTATGACTTTATTATAAGTAAAGCAGAAGAACCTATTAATGAAGAAAATTTTGTAAGGTTGCTTCTTAGTGGAGCCACTGTAGAGGCTATAACAAATACTATAACCTTTGGGGGTTTTACTGGTGGGTTCTTTTCAGTTGATGTTGCTGAATTACTTAAAACACCTATTGCATTACATTTCATGGGATTAGCCGCAGAAAACAATATTCCTGCACAGGTTTTTAACACTAATCCAGAACAAGAAAAAGAGGACAGGTTGATTCCTGATGAAGAAGTTCTTGATAATATGAAAAGAAATAGACCTGATATGTTTGAAGCATTAGAAAATGCTGCAGAAAATTTACTAGAAACTGAGCCTCAAGATTCACCTGAAGAAAAATTAATGATGAATGAAGAGTCAATGATGAACATGGAAGATGAAGAAGAAAAGGTTGCTGATGGTTTTATGTCTATGGAAGAAGAGGGGATTGAACAATGAGTAGATTATTAGCCTTTGCTCAAGGTGCTCTTGATGAAGTTATTAGAAGAGATAAAGAGGATAGAGCTTTACAGGCAACGCTAGAGGCAGAAGATAGAAAAGTACAAAATGAGATAAAAATAAAAAAAGCTATTTCAGACGCTAAAGGAGTTAATGATAGAGAAACAGTTCCGGGAACTGGTTTATCCTTTCAAAGGGCTACTAAAGGTACTTCCAAAGATCAAATAAGAAAAAATGCTGAGAGTTTTCGTACTTTGTTAGCTAACAATCCAGATGCATTTGTTCAAATGACAAAAGATGATGCAAAAAAAGCAGACTTTGGAAGATGGTATATTAATTTTGCCTCTTCTGTTGCAGATGGACAAGTGTATGATCAAACATCTTTTGATGCTAGTGGAAAGCAACAAACTACTATTAACGAAGATTATACTTCAATAATAAAAAACATTCTTCCCTCTGAAACAATGCCTTTTTTTATGAGCCTTCAAAATAAAGTGTTTAATATGAAAGCTACAGAAAAAGCTAACAAAGACACTATTGCAAAAGGAACAAATCTATATACTGGAGCTACGGAAAGGATAGATTTACCCCCTCAAGTTAGGGCTGCTGCTCGATTATTTTATAATCAACAGTATCATGGGCCAAATGTAAAATTTAATTTAGCTTCTTCTGCAGCAAACATGACAAGACTTATAAACCCATATGATAAAGATAAAAAGCCTCTTGAAGGTGACAATGTTTTCTATACATTAGGTTCTGATTCTAGAGTTAGAAGTTTTTTTACAAAAGAACCTACTACTAAAAGAACAGCAGACTTTTTTAAACTTGTAAGAAATCCAGACCATAATCTTGTTGATGTAGACGAAGACACCGGCCTTGTTAGTTTTAATGAAAACTTTGAAACTTTTCTGTTTCTTTTTGCGCCTAAAAATGAAGGTATTCGTTCATCTAGACAAAGAGGACAAGCTAGACCTTCTACAGTAAATGTTGATCAAGATAGTGAAATAAAAGCAGCTATTCAAGGTGCAGGTTTAATAAGTGCAGCAAGCTCTAATTTGAAAGATTACATTAAGCTTGTTAAAAATAATAAAGAGGTAGCTTCTGGTTTTGTAAGAGACTTTACTGCTTCAATATTTGGTATTAAACCAACTCTAACAAATTTAGCAACCGTTGTGGGTGCTGCATTTACAGGGAATACCTTTAAATCTAAAGACGAAGAATTTACTGTAGTTGATATTAAACCTGATGGGATGCATTTAAAACTACAAAAAGAATTGAAAGAAAAGATTAATAATATTTCAAATGGGATAGAAGTTGCAGCATCTAGGGCAGCAGTTTATGAAATTGGTTTAACTTATCAATTAGCTGCTGTTCTTCAAGGAGGACTTGGTGGTAGAACTATATCTGACCAAGACGTTGCAAATATGGTTAATTTATTAGGAGGCAGAGGAGTTCTTAGTCCAAAAGCTAAACTTTCAAAGTTAAAAACAGTTTCAGTATTAGTAAATAGAATAGATGCTAAAAATAGAATTTTGCGTCTTGCAAGCAAAAGTAACAATAAAAAATATGTTAATTTTATTAAAAAAGTAGCTAATCATCAAAGTCTTAGCGCAGATTTAACAGCAGTAGAAAGGTCAGTTGAAAAACAAGCTAATCAACCCATTGTTTCTCAAAATTTTAATAACGTGACAGTAAGCCTATCAAAAGAAGGAACAATTAATTCTTTAATGAAAAAATTACAAGCAGGTAATATTTCAGATGGAGATAATAAAACGTTTAATTTTAAAGATATACCTCTAACACCATTAAGAGATTTTTTAATAAAAGCAAAAAAGGACTCAGAAAAAGAGAAATCTGACTTTAACTTTAGTTTTGTTTTTAATGAAAAAGGAGTACCTTATCTGTATTCAATGATGGCTAAAGGAAGTTTAAAACTTAGAGGTTTTAATTTAAATACAGGAAAACAAGTTAGTTTTAAAAAAGATGGAAATGTTTACACGGCTAGTGATGAAGAACAAGAGTCTGTTGAACAAGGGCAACAAAAGAAAAACTTTGAAGATGCTAAGAGAACTATTTTTAGACCGGGCAAAAGTAGAGCAAACAGAAATACTGGGGGGAGTAGTTAATAATGCCCATTAAAATGAATATACTTGAAGAAAAAGATGTGTCTACTGAACAAATTTTAGCTAGACCAAATGTCCCATTTAGACCTAGCCCTAAAGCTAAAGAGGTTATGATACCCCCTCCTGATATTACTGAACAAGAAATATTATTAAGGCAGTTCAGAAGGGCTAAACAAGAAAGAGAAAAAGATGTTTCTGCTGCTACTGGCAAAATTCCTTTTGACCCTACCCCTGCAGGTCCTGCAGAAGCTCAAAAGATTAGGGAAACTATAGAAGCTAGAGATAAAATAGGAGGTGCTGTAGGGGCAGGAGTTATTAGAACTGCAGGAGATATATATTCAGGTTTGATAAACACTATAATAGGTGTTGCTAATGTACCTTTTACTATAGCAACTTTACCATTTGGTGCTCCCGGTAAAACTACATCATTTGTTGGTAGATCAGATTCACCAGAAACTGCAATTACTAAGCCTGTTCAAACCTTTGAAAACAAAAGATACTTAGATTTTTATAATAAAAGAAGAGAAGAAGGTGATGGATTCTTTTCATCTATTGCAAAAACTACTGCAAAATTATTTAAAGAGTCTCCTGAACCTGCAAAAGATGGCACTGAAATAGTTACTAGTTTAATTAACGCAGATAAACAAATTGTAACTCAAAGAGATGTAAGCACTACTACTGCTTTCTTTAGACCAGAGGCTAGTCCTGTTGAAAGAATTACAAGACTTTTACCAGAATTATTTGTAAATTTCAAAATAAATAAAGCCATATTTGCAAGAGGTGGTAAAAGACAAATTAGAAGAGCTATAGATTTAGCTAAACAAAGATATAAAAATAACCCTGCAAAATTAAAAGAAATAGATCAAAAAGGGATTCTTGCCTTAACAAACGATGAAATGCTTGGAGATTTGGTTACTGATATAAATAGAACATTTAAAAAAGATTACGGAAAAGGGCTTTCGGGGTTTTTAAACATGGCTAAAAATATCAGAAATGATAGACCCATAGCAAGATTTCTTATTAGAGGTTCAATACCTAAAGTTGGACCTACACTAGCAGCTAGAGGAAGAGCAAAACTCGCTGAAAGAGCAGCATTTAATATCGGAGAAAAAAGAAAAGAATTACAAAAAATTATAGATAAACAATCTGGTATTACACCTAATACAACTTTATTAGAAAGAATACAAGGAATACCTAAAATTAAAAAGAACATTGCTGCTACAGAAGCAGGAGCAGCTTTGGGTCTTTTAACAGCAAGCTCTATTTTTAGCGATAATGGTGATCCCGGTACTCTTATTGGAGTAGGGGCTTCAGTTGTTGGAGGAGGCATTGCAGGTGTTGGCTATGAAGTCGCTAGAAATATAATTAAGCATGGGTATTCTGCAACAGGGGCTGCACTATTTGATATTGCTGATGCATTACAAATAGAAGGTTTTGAATCATTTGCAAAAAAGGTTGATTTATCTCCTGAAAAAACCACTGCTGCAAAGTATTTTGTTTTGCACATGAAATCTTTACCTGATGAACAAAGAAAAGCTGCAATAGAAAATATTGTATACTTTGGTGAATTAAAGAAAACTTTGATTAAACAAGGTGTAGATGAAAAGTTTTTACATTCTACTATTGGAAAGGTAACTGGTTTAACTGGTGTTCTTCAACTACAAGAAAGTTTATCAAATTACATGGCTCAATCTAGAAAAGCACTAGGTTCAAAGTCTCTTTCTAGTACGTTGCAGGAACTTGAACAAATGATTGGTCAACAAACATTTGCTGTAAAATCAGTATCTGAATTAAGAAAAGTTTTAGATGAATTGTCTGAAAAAACTCTTGGTTTACAAGAAACAGATACAAAATATAAAACATTCATAGATGCTTTAAAAAAAGATGCAATTAGAACACAAGTATTTATAAATCAAAACTCTAACTCTTTTAATAGAAGTTTAGATAAATTAGAGGAAGTAATTGGAAACCCCTCATTATCTTCTAATAAAAAACTTGATCAAGTAAATGAGTTAAGGCAAGCTCTTTTAAAATCAGAAGCTATTAGACCTAGATCAAGAATTGATCAAGACATTGATGATCCTTCTCTTGGACAACAAGTTGTTGGCACTGCTGTTAGAGAAGCAACAAGAGAGGTTAAAAAGGAAATAGGTAAAACAGATCAATTTGCTAAAAGAGAAAGTCAACTACTTTCAGGATTTAAACAGTTTTTTGGTTCTGAAAACCAACAAGTAACCACAGAAAATGCAGTAAGTGATTTTGTTGAAAAGGCTAGAATTACTCTTTTAGAAAGAAAAAAAGAAGCTTCTGATTTATTTGAAAGTATTAAGGGTACTGATGTTGATATAACAGATTGGTTTGCAGGTTTATATGGGCAGAATATTAAACTAGCTAAAAATAAATCAGAAGCTTTATTACAAAGATTATCAGGAAGTACAACTGTAGATGATAATGTTCTAAAATCTCTGGAAAGTGTTTTTGTAAGAGAGAGTATGGCTAAGTTTATTAAAAATAATCCAGAAATGTTAAATCACGTAAAAACAGCAGTTGGTGAAAAAGATGAGTTAGAAACAGTTAATGATGTATTTACAGCATTAGTGAAGTTTTCTAAAAAAGATGATTTAACAGACATAGACCTTCTTTTTGGATTAAGGCAAATAGCAGAAGACAATAATGTTAATCCCTCTGGATTAAGAATTATGATAGATACAGAAAATGTTATGAGCATTACCAGTGCGTTAAATTCAAAAGCTGCAGTATCTGCTAATCAAGAGCTTTCAAATAAATACAGAAATATATCTAACTCTATGTTTGAACAAATGAGTGTAGGTGATAGAGAGGATTTAGAATCCGCTAGAAAAAATTATATTAATAATGTCATAATGCCATATGCAGATAAATCATATAATTCTATAGGCTTTAACTTAACAC